GCCTTTTTCACGGTCGTAGTATTCGTAGACTGTGACCCACTCGAAGACATCACGAAGGTTCTGTGAGCTTTCCTTCTGGTTCGGGTCGAGCAGCCACTTAGGGTAGCGGTCTGGGCGCACATCAGCGAGGTTCTCGCCCTTGTACTGGCCGGTGTCGACGCGCCGCTTGAACTCTTCATATGAGATGACTGTGGCTTCAATCCAGTAGCGGATGTCATCTGGGTCGCGGACGGTGAGGTCAAAGAAGATTTGTGATGGGTTGACTGCCCTAACGACGGGCAGGTCTCGCTTGTCGTCCCAGCCCGTCTTGAAGATACCCCTCTTACAGAGGACGGCGTCGATAAGAGCTGTTGCAGCTTTACGCCTGAAGCGATTGGTCTCGTAGATGTATTCGATGAGACCGCTGACGCTGACTGCATTTGGTTGAGAGTTGGGGTTCCGTGCGACTGCTGCGACCGTTGGGTTTGGTCCCAGCAGGGCACTTACAGCGGTATCTGCGATTGCATAGATAAGGTTCTTGCTGCACAAGAAGTTTCTGGCAGCGTTGATGTCGGTGTCTGCCATTGAGTAGAAGTCACCACGATAAAACCTACGAGCTTTATCGAAGTTCTTCTTCTCATTTTGACGGTAGAACCGAACGTGCTGGTCGATAAGTTTTGACAGCTTAGGCATTGTGAACCTCTTCTATGCAGCGTGACGCTTACTTCTTGTCTTCGGGCTCAATAGCTTTCGGACCCTTTGCGACCTTCGGCTTAGTTCCGGGGGCCATCGCGTCCATTGGTCCTCCGGGTCGTCCGGGGTCAGGTAGACCTTGACCACCCAGCATCTTTTCTTGCTCTTCCTTTGACATAGCCGAGAATCGCTTTTGCTGGTCAGGCGACATCGCCTCGATGGCAAGGCGCTTTTTTCTGTCGTTAGCTGCGGCGTCTCGCTGCAGTACGTGGATATCAATCGGGTCCATCGAGAAGGCGGGTGGTGTCTTTTTTCCAGGCATTACTACATCCAGTTACGAGAGATGGGTCGGTAAGGAGAAGAAACTTCACGCTTCTGTCTTGCCTTATGCTTATCGAGGTCACCAATAGTAACCTGTCCAGGTGCACGGTCAGAGACTACCTCGTCGGGCAAGCTTGTGAAATGCCTACGAGAAAGAATGTCTGCGGCCATGACCGCGGTTCGTGCGCGGTCGAAGTGGTGAACCGTTCCGTCTTGGCCTCGGACGCGCTTCTTGCGGCTGCCGTCGTAGTTCAGCAGCTGGTGCAGCATTCCACGACTACGAATCTCCAAGTCTTCTTGGCGCAGCATCTGGACCAATCGCGCCTCTGCTTCTTGTAGTCGCTTGTCGGTAGCGTACCAGCCTGGGTGGTTTCGGTTTGTCCACAGGAGGTTGCGCGCACCACCATCTTTGAGGATGGCAATACATGCGGTAGCGTTGGACTCAACAGCAATCATGGCGTTGAGGTAACGCCGTTGTATACGCTCGAGTCGACGAGCGAAGCGGTCTGGAGTTTCTCTATCTTCCCAGAAGGCGACTTCTCGACGTTCAGTTGCGTCCCACACGGTGAGTGCGCTCTTGTCACCAGTAGAGCCGAATCCCGCGGGGTCAGCTGTGATGAGGTACTTGCGGCCGGGCATCGGCTTCTCAAACTCGTGGCAGCCAAAGTTTCCGAGTCTGGGCTCAGGTATGGCTCTCTCGAGCGCGGGCTTTAGAATCTCGGCGGGCATGACGGGGTTGGTGGTACCGAGCCACCCGTCGTATGCGTCGCTTGGGTACTTAGATGAGAACAGCCGCGCATCGCCGACGAACTCTGTACCCAGGGCACGACGACGGAACGCCATGTTCTCAAATGACATACCCTCGTGACGTTGCTGGTACTCGGCCTCGACGGATGTGGGGTCAAAGCCATCGTCGAGCTCACGGCAACTCTCGTCTTTCCACCATTCGAGGAAGAGAGGATGGAAGCGACTGCCGCCTTCGAGAGCTGAGCGCCACATTTGTTCGTGGTGGCTACCTGCACGCCCAGGTGTCGACTCCAGTATAACCCTGGCATTGGGTCGTTTATTCACGGTCGGGAAAATATTAATGGCTGCTTTGCGCTGCCACTGCGCCTCACCGAACTCAGTGATGACCAGTCTATCGATTGAGCGACCGATAGCCGGGGAGCGACCACCTGCGGTGAGCACCTTGATACCGCCGCCGTGAGCGAAGTGCATTTGTGTTGCACCAGCCTTACGCCCTGACTCCAGAGGCATGCGTACATCTTTAGGCATGCGGTGGTAGGTAAACAGGATGCGCTCGAAGATGTCTTCAGCGGTGTCTTGGCGCTCTGCGATGAGTAGGCCCTTCACACCTTGCAGATACATGCAGTCACGGAGCAGCAGCATGACACTAACAGTAGTGATTTTAGCCTGCCGGAACTTGTTGACCATAATCCAGCGATGTTTGTCGTATGTTTCCAGCAGCTTACGCTGGGTGCTTGTGGGTTCCATGAACCCGGTCGACTCATCTTCTCGAACGATTTGACACATTGATACAAATGCGTCGGGAGTAGAGAACATCGCCCGCATCTTCGTCGGGTGAATCTGGTCGCAGTCAGCGAACTTTGCGCCACCGAGTGTCTTCTGATTGAGGATTTGCTCGGCGCGTGTTTGTTTGTTGTACGGATTGGCCATATATACAATGGTATCATGCAGGTGTGGTTTGTGCCCGGAGTCTCCTATGGCAGATAAATGGATCAAGAAGGCGATTAAAAAGCCTGGTGCTCTTCGTAAAGAGATGGGTGTCAAAGAAGGGGAGACGATTCCTGCATCTAAGCTAAGTGCGGAAGAGACCCGTCTTCGTAAGAAGGGTGAGGGAGACAAGAAGTTGTCGGAAGCGGATCGTAAGAAGCTTCGGCGTGTTGTCTTGGCTCAAACATTGAGGAGGATGAACTAATGCCTACAGGAACAGACGTTCGCGCGACGACGCAGCCGGACCTCCAGGCGGCGCGCGGGCGTGACAGTAAGCGAAAGAAGCTGCGTGGACTCGTCAAGAGCTACACTAAAAAGAACGCTAAGCCCAAGCCTGGAAACAAGAAAGCGTATTGACGAGGCAAGAAAAGGGTTCAGGTGACTTGCATACCGCAGCTCCATGATGTAAACCAAATATACGCACCCATCAGGTGTGTCGGGTAGCCATCAAGGTCCGGCATCAAAGCATCGCAGGGCAGGCGGAGACAATCAGTAAACTTTTCTCAACTATGGTTGGGGGTTTCGGTCTTGTCCGCCACCCGACCGCGAGGCTAAAATGGCTATCAGCACAGAACTCCTGAACACCACGTTTGCGGATCTCCGCAAGCCCCTGGTGAACTCATTTGTTCGCAGCAATGAACTGTTCGAGTCGCTTGACAAGAAGGCCCGGATGCCCATGGAGGGTGGAACGTACATTGAGCGTTCCTTCTCCGGTGGTGCTCCGGCCCGAGGTGTCGGTGTCTACGTCGGTGACGAGCTGCTGAACATGACCCGTCGTCAACAGATCAAGAAGTTCCAAGTGGAACCGCATCGGATCGTTGTCGCTATCAACATTCCCAAGCGGGAACTCAACCAGAACAGTGGCAAGCTTGCCATCATTCGTCTGATCGAGGAGTATCCTCAGACCACGATGGACGGTGTCAAGGGCGACCTTAATAAGTTCCTTCTCACTGGTGTGAGTCGTGGCTTGGTCTTCCAGTCCGCTGAGCTTAAGGGCTTCCTTACTCTGAACGGTCAGAAGACTGACGGTGTCGGACAAGGTGTGGGTGATGGTCTTCTTGACTTCGTGGCCACAGGCTCTCAGACTGAGACGGTCCAGAGTGTCGCCAAGAGTGCCAGCACCTTCCACTTCAACCAGTATGCTGACATCAGCTCGTGGTCTGCGAACGGGATTACCCAGCTTCGCAAGACTTATCGGCAGTGTGCTCACTACGCTGGTGGTACCGCGAAGGGTCCGGATCTGGTCATCATGGATGATGACACGTTCACAAACTTTGAGGACAGCCGGCGGGACAACGTCCGAGTCAGCATCGTTGATGAGAAGATCGACAAGAGCAACACCCTGGGTCTTTCCCTTGGTCTCGCTCAGGTTCACTCTTCCATCGATCTTGCGACCTCGGACTTCACCGGTGTAGCAGCGGACGGCGTGACTTACATGCTGAACACTGACTACCTGGAGTTCCCGATGCTTGAGGCTCCGACCATCTCCGAGTTCAAGGAGAGAGTTGGTGATCA